GCACTGCTTTGCTAAAAGCAATAGCATTCCTCTCCAGCGTGATACGCCATCTCCATGGTCAACGACCATTGATCAGGCTTAATTACGCAACCATTGTTTCCAATGGGTCCCACCCGAGCCTTAGTTTTAGGCTCACCCTCTCTCTCCGTCCGGATTCCCACTGGGTGTCCGGCGCCGGAGCTTCAGTAAAGAACTGAAGAAGTGATGAGGGGTCGTCGATCTTGGTCACGTGTTGTTTAGAACTTATCTTAACAACGCGCATTTCATCTCTTTGAAGATGATGGTTATACCTCCGTACTAAACGGGGAGCATAAGACTTGAGACCGACTGAACCGGAATCTACCGGGACCTGAACGCGGAAGCGTGCAGGTACCATCTCTGCTAACACGTTAGATGTCTTCCACAACCCCTTCTTGAAGAAGTTGTTTGATACATCTAACATAGCAGAAATCGATTCTGGTTTGCGTTCGTCACAAAACTGTGTGAAATACGCGGGGGTTACATCGTAACCGTTGAAGGCGTCAATACCGCAGCTCTCCCGGAACTTTCCGGTCGAGCACGATTTTGACATGTTTACCTTCATCCCATATCTTTCTAGCAACTCCGTGACGGCATCGTAACAGGAATTTGGGACAACTATGTCGTCTCCAAATACCTGAACCCTATCAGCTGCATTATTTACAGCTTTGACAGTAGCTTCTTTGCCTTCTTTGACTAGAATGGCTCCGATGCTAATGCAAGCGAAAATAATACTCTGTATAGGGAAGGTGCACGCGCTACCCATGGTACTAAACTTCCTTAGTTTATGTATCATAGGAAAATCACTTGATATGTCTTGATAGACATATCGCGACCGGGAGACAGCAAGTCGCTGTAGAAAGGGTATATTCTTGCGAAATACACTCTCTACTAGCTTCAGGCCAACCCTGTCGGACGCAGCGGAAAGATCAATGGTAGCGTAGGCCCCAGTTTTACTGGAGCTTAAAGCTAACCTTTGATTTTCTTCTTGACTACGAAAGTCAATGCAACGGGAAAGAAAACTTCCCCGGACCATTTTCTCAAGTTTATCACGAAGTGCTTGCTGACACCATTGGTGTGCAACAGGCTCCGCAGCAATTAGTCGCGGTCCTCTGGCGGTTTTCGGCACCTTGCACAATCGGCTATAAACCGAATTGTGAGTATCAAGATGCTGAAGCTCGCGCCATTCCGAATAGTTCGAAATAGCGTGATCCTCCATTGGAAAGTAGGCATTGAGGGATTCCGGCCACTGATGGAAATGGTATTTCCAAGAGTGATCAGGAACCTTAATACTTACTGCACCAGGCCCGTGGCGATGGATAGCACTTTCTTCAACCGTAGGTAACTGAAGATCAGATACCGCACGATCGAAGATCAGCTGAACAACGTGATCAGCTGTTGCAGTGCTACTGCTCCAATCCCGATTCCGGTCCCCCATCGAACATAACTTGAGTTCTTCGGGGGTCGTTTCAGGAAACGTCCCAGCTCGATCAAAGTCGAGCCGAGACCTTTGGAGCGTGAGATCCGTTTCATAGAAGGCTCCAACCTCTTTGAGGGTGTAGTCATCTTTGCAATCCTTCTTGTATTTCTTAAACAAGGCTAAAAGCTGCCTTAGATAAAAGATACTTGTTGGATCAGGATCTTCCAGCATTTCACCGCTCTTAGCAAATATGCGAAGATACAGCCCCCTAAAGAGTTTAGGGACTGGACTCCTTCTTGAAATTCCCGACGTAGTCGGGAGTCCCGAGATGGATAGTTCGCCGTTCTTGAGTGACTCATCGAGCCACTTGAGAACATCGGGAAAATCAATCAAAACGAGATTGATGCCCCTTGCATTTAAGAGCATGCTGAGTCTCACATAATCGCGAGACACATCTACTTCTAGGCCTTCGATGTTAGCGGATATGTCACTTAACATACCCGCATAAACGCTTAGGACACCTACATTGCTTTTCATCTAATTGACTCCTACTAGGGGTTAATGAGATCAACGGTCAATGCTGGTTATCCACACCTTCCAGTCCTTAGGACTGCCAGCCCGCAATGGCATCTACCATGTCGGTAGATGTCACGGTCTGGTCATCGATCAGAAGGCGAATGACGGAAAGGGCGCGAGCGCCCGCACCGCCAAATTCGGACTTCTGAAATCGCATGGAGAAGGAAACTTCGGCGTAGTTCTGTGGTTCAGTTTCCGTGGCAAATTCTAGCCGCGAGTACTTCACCGCATGACGTTCCATCTTCTCACCGTTTACCAACTTCTTTTCATTGGTATGGGTGATAAAGAGTCGGCGTTCAGTCAAGCTATCGCGAGACATGAATTCCGAGCCGTAGTTATCTTGGTTGACGCGGTTGTAAACAACCCCGCCAACTGTGAGTGGATCCGACAAAGACATGGTGTGTTTTCCTTAGGAATTAACGTTTTCGGCCCTTAAGGACCGATAACGACCCAAGGATACCAAGTTGGCGACCAGAAAGGAAGCCAACATCAAGTGAAGGAAACATAAACCCAGGATCTCTGTGTTTATGTTCATAAGTAGCTTCGGACCTGTGTCCAGACAACGTTGCACCCGTAGTGTTGGATGTAACTGTTGTCGTCCGGACAGCCTTCTTGTGCGTCATTATGTTAATGCGCCCAGAATGAGCTATTCGATTACTCAGTCCGCCGATGAAGTCACCGGCGTTTGAGAAATAATCGATTAGCCAAGTCCATGGTAATGCATTCCAAGCATTTTCGTTAATCTGTGTTTTATGCAGACCAAGAAATAGCTTCCTAGCGAGCTTATCAGTTTCGCCAGCGGCAAGGGTCTTAAGTTCCTTGCCGGGTTTCCATACCACTGTTCCCCATTGTTCAATGGTGTGATGTGTTAACTCCTTAGTTTGCACAAAACCACCTAATGACCAACGGGTATATGTCCCATGGTATTCGGTCTCTTGGTCAGAGAAAAGTTTTCTCCGATTTCTGATTCCTTTACCAGCACGTAACTTATTCAGGTCCTCGATCTTACGATCGACGGCGGATTGGAAGTTCATCATCTTGGATATATCCGAGATAAGTGGCTTCCAACCGAACTGATAAGATAAGTTACCAGATGCTACTGCGCGTGCGACAGACCCACCGGCTATATACAACAGCCTGGGAATGTCTCTCATCTCGACTAGAAATACGGGTAATGAAACCCCACTTCTACCGGGATGGGTATTAGCCAACAACTTTGCAGTTGCGCTAGCCACGTTCAGACCGGATAATTTAGGAACAGTATGCGTGCCATGAATGGCCGCACCCTGATACTTTCTTATCGCGGTGTCGCCTGATAAAGACAAACGATTCTCATTGACTTTGATTAGGTCAAAGAGATTGTCTTGATCGGGATGTCCGACTACATCTGTGCACGACTCGTATCCATCGTAATAACTCTTACCACTATAGTAAGTGTCGTTACCGGTGTGGA